TTACTTTGGTGGTCGCACTGTTGAGAAACTGGCAGAAATGAGGAAGAAATGAGCTTAAACACCGAACAAGCTGCGTTCCTGCTGGACGCCTGCAAACTGATCCAATACGCCACTGAGCAAGGGTTTGTCGTGACCGGCGGTGAACTGTCCAGAACGCCAGAACAGCAAGCCATCTACTTCAAGACCGGCAGATCCAAGACCATGAACAGCATCCATTTGAAGCGTTGCGCCATTGATCTGAACTTCTTCAAAGACGGCAAGATCATATGGAGCAAGGCAATCATTGAGCCGCTGGGGCTGTACTGGGAATCGTTGCACCCGAAAAATCGCTGGGGAGGCCACTTCAGTAACCTGGTGGACTGCCCGCACTTCGAGCGCAACGTCTAGTCAGCGAAGAAGTGCAGGAAGGCAACAAGCCCGCCAATGCCAATGGCGGCACCCAGCAGCAGAATGAAGATTGTTTCGATCATTGAGGGTTACCTCCGCAATAAGGGCAAAGCGTTGTGACGCTGATGATCTTGCGCTTGCATCTGACGCAAATATAGGCTTGTCTCATTTCATGACCTCCCTGTATGCCTTGATGGCGTCTTTCACATCGTTTTGCAACTGCTGAATCAGGTCGTGCTGTTCCTGCATTTTTTGATACGCTTCGGCAGCAAACTTGACCAAGTTCTCATGGCTCCATGTTTCAAACGCTGGCATCGCGCTTCTCCTGTAAAAGTTTTCGCAACCACTTGGCGGCTCCAAGTTTTAGCCATTGCTGATATTCAGACTCAGTGAGCCGAATACCAATTGCCCTGCCGGACTTGGTCAATTCACTTTTTGGTCTGGGCATGGGTGCTTCTCCGCTGTAGATTTGGTTATGAAAATATGACTGCAACGTGTGCAACGCCAAACAAACCCTTGTTCGACAATTGTTCGGCCTTGACCGCGCAACTTACCCCAAAATGTTCTGATTGCTTCAATCATGTTTGTCTCTCCCTCATCATGGCTTTCGCCTGTTTGTATGCTGACTTTGCAATGTCGTCATAGTCAAGCTCAAAATCTTCTGGCGCAGTGTCTACCAAGGCTTGCATAGCTTTTGCGGCAAAGTAGTCGAGCGTTGTTATGCCCGCCCTACCCGAGTCTCTTGGCTCAGGCGTTGGAAACGCTGGGTGATTCTTGAGCTTCATTTATAGACTGCCACCACTTCACCACCAAAGTTTTTTTGAATCTCTCTGGCTGGCTGCTCTGTCCAGAAAAATTTAGGTTCGTGTTTGTCTTTTGTCCAAACGTATCCGTATGGTTTCATGTCTTGTGTTCCTCCCATTTTTTGCATAGTTCTTTGACCTTGATGGTCTTCTTCTTTTTAGCGCAGACTGCGCTCACGGATTTGTACTTGGCCTTGGCTTGCAAAGTCATTGGCACTGGCGGCTCAGGGTTCAGGCCATGCCAGCCAACCGTACCCAGCACGGCACTGAGAATGAGTCGGTCAATCATGCGTAGTCTCCTTCCTCTGTATGCTCCAGCAGCCGTTTCTGCAAACGAGCAATTCGTTTTTCGTTGTACTGGACGATAGACACGGCGTACTCAACCGCAGCCTCTGCTTCCAGTTTCTTTACGTGAGCTTCACGTAACTCTTTGGCAATGATCTCTCTGATCGTTCTGACCCGAGTAATGTCGCGTATGAACTTGCTTGATGCTTCGCGCCAAGTCATGTTGTTTTCCTTAAAAAGGAATATTGTCGAATTCCCAATATTCACAATCAACTGATCCATGCAGCCAATCTTGCGGTGGCTGTGCTTGGTACTGTTTGCATTGTCCTTGGTCATACTCTGTGCAATTGATGCAGTTAACACCAATTGCATTAAGTTCAGCCAGCTGCTTGGATAAGTGCTCCTTGATGGCGTTCAACTCAATCAAATTCATATTCTTTTACCTCGGTGTATTTGCCGTTCTTGCGTGTTGCAATTCGGCGGGGTGTTTGCAAATAGTCTTGTCCTTCATCCATCAAAACTTCAATGGCTTGATCAACTGAATTTGGATAGCTGTCGTCCAAACTGCGCTGCAACCACCAGGCCACCGCCTTTTGGCTAGCGTATCCAATGTGGTCAAAGCAAACCCATTCGCTGGCGCACTGCAATATGCCGCTGTAATAGTCAACCCTCATGGAGTCAGGCTTACCAGGCTTGCGGTGCAGTTTATATTCCACTCTGGTCACGTCATGCCAAACCAGCGTGGTTTCTGCTTGCGCTGACAAGAGCGCGGCTAGGGATACTTTGGCATCCACCGGCTTGACTTCTTCCTCGCGGATCGTTGCACCACAGGACGTGCAAATCAGGGCTTTGGGGGCGTTGCGCTCGCCACACTCAGGACAGATGCTGTACGGTCCTTCGGTGTTGCCACCAATTCGTTTAGCCCGTCCCTTGATAATGTCCACCGGCCCCAAACGCTCAACCGTGTCGGTAAAGTCAAGCACCAAGCAATTCTCTTTATTCGGTGAAATTCGAGTACCTCGGCCCATTCCTTGGACATACAGTACCGGTGACTTAGTAGGACGGCACCAAATAATGCAGTCCACGTCCGGCACGTCAAAACCAACTGATAGCGCCAGCACGGTGACCAAGCAATGAATCTGGCCAGACCGGAAGTCTTGGATTAAGTCTTGGCGCTCCTGCTTAGGTGTCTCACCACACACAACAGCCGCGGTAATGCCAAGGCCATTAAGGTTGTCGGCCAGGCATTCAGCGTTGGCCACACTTGGCGTGAAGGCTATCCACTTGCGGCGCTGTGAGGCCATGTAGACGGCTTCCTTGGCTACTTGCTTAAGGTAACCGGCGACCACCGCGGATAGCTCGCCAACCTTATAGTCACCGTTGGCAATACCGACCTGGCTGGCATCGATGCGGATGGTCATTTTCTCGGTGGGCGGCACCAATGGCGCAATAAACTTTTGCTGCAGCAGCTCGCCCATGGTCACCTTGCTGGCCGTGCCGGTAAACAGCGGATCGTCACCGTCGGTCAGCCAAACCTGGTTACCTCTAAACGGCGTGGCCGTCATGCCGACCGTGCGGAAGTCGCACAGATTACCCAGCTTGGCCAAGAACGTGCGGTACATTCCCTGGGCTTTGGTGTCCACCAAGTGAGCTTCGTCAATAATCACAGCCTTGATGTCACCCAACAAGTGCGCTGACTTGTGAATGCTGCCAATCGTGGCCACAATCACGTCAGCCTGGTGCTGTTTCTTGCCTAAGCTGGCGCTGACAAACCCGACATGGATGTCGTCCGGCAGCAGTGCCTGTAGCTTGGCCGCATTCTGTTCGGCCAGCTCCTTGCTAGGCACCAGGACTACCGTGCGAGGGTGGTAATCCGGCCACTGTGCCCACATTTGTCGCACAATCTCGGCGCAAATCACCGACTTGCCTGCCGCGGTAGGCAACACCAGCAACGGGATGTCGCTAGCATCCTGGTGCTTTGTCCACCAATCAAACAAATCGGTGACCGTGCGCGTCTGGTAGTCGCGCAGGATCATACAATCCTTCCCTCAAACTGGATGCGGATTTTCATCACGTCTTCGTGCACCAAGACTGCCTTGTCTTTGGCTGCATGAATTTCGGCGCTGGCCAAGTGTTTAGGGTTTACCTTGGGGTCTCCGTTGGTGAATTGTTGGCCGTCGGCCATCTGGTACACCACAGCGTCACCGTCCATGTCCATGGGCTTGGCACTCTTGGCCAACAAGATCGGTATGTAGCGGTGATGGCTACAACCGTCGCGCTGCACCTTGTCGGACACCTTTCCAGCATGGACTTCACACAGCCAGTTGCCGTTACCTTCCAACTTAGGCGTGATATGAGCGCATGACCGGCAAGTGGGTGCCGGTACATCGGTGCCATGGCAAATGCTGTGGAAGTCGCAAAACTTACACTCGTACCAGGTCGGATCAGTGCTGATCCCCACCGGTGGCTCAGTGGCGGTAATGATGGCCAGTGCCTTGTCCACAATTGCTTGCGCTGCTTGTGCGTCGTACTCCAAGCGTTCGGTGTAAATGTCGTCGTTGTCTTTATTAACGACAATGTAAATGGCTCGCCTGCAACCGTCTTCGCCAAACTCAGCAATTGACCAGTGCATATATGATTGCATCTGCGCCCAGTGCTCGGGCTTGGCCACCTTCACTCCAGACTTTTGCATTTCCCGAAAATATTTGTCGGATGCTGTTTTTATTTCCAGTATATGCGGGGCTTTAGGTGCTTGGGGTAAGCCAATCACAATGCCGTCGGCATTGCCTCGAAAGTGGTGCCCAGTGCTTGGTTCACTCCAGCCAAATTGTTTGCCGGTGGATGGGTTTACGTCAAAGACCGTGCAGCCAATGGCTCGCAAATCAGCATAAACCCTTGGTTCTTGCAAATGGCCACTGCGAAACACTCGATACAGCCGGCCAGAGAATTCAGCGGGTTTGGACCATCTAAAAGAATACCAATGCTGGCGCAAACAAGGCTTACCAATGGCGCTAGCGCCAAGATAAGGGCGTTGCAACTCGGCGCCATACTTTGCCTTGTAATGGGCAAAGATGGCGTCGGCCACAGGGTCCACGACAGATGCGGGGATTGCGGCCATGGTTTACTTTCTTGCCCAAGCGGGTGCTTTGGACACCGATGCAGCAGCTGGCGGCGCGGATGCGTCGGTTGCCGGTACAAATGCAACGGTTGAACCACCGGCAGACTCATAGCCTTTAACATTGTTGCTGGCCTGGTACTGGCCTTGAGCCTCGCGCACCACTACCTTGACCTTGACGGGCTTAAAGTGCAGGGCTGCGGTGTCTTCCAGCTTGATCACGTTGACGGCGTGGCACAGGGCTGAGAGCTGGCTCTGAGCGATGCGCTGGGTGTCCTCGTTTGTGTGTTGGATGTTGAGGTTCTCCCAAATACGGCGGCCCTTGTACTGGCCATCCAAAACTTCAAAGGTCATTTTCAACCCGGTGCCGTTGCCAGACTTCAGCGGGGCGACATCGGATTCAATGCAATGGGCAAGGTAAGTGCCTGCGGGGATTGGGCCAGTCACGGCCTGGGGTGCTACGGTTGATGCGTCAAAAGAAAAATGTGCCATTTTGTGTTTCCTAGTTAATGGTTGGACTGAAAATCAGGACTGAGCTGCAGTGAGCGCAGCCTGGAATGCCGCCCAGTCAAGCGGCATATTGGTGAGGCCAAAGCGATTACCACCGCAATGAGCTGGATGGGGTTCAACGTGCAAAATGCGCTCGCCGGTAGTGGTGGCTTTGGTTTCTTTCTTGGAAAAGCCTGCGTCGGTCTTGCTGGTAAATATGCGGTAACCGGCATAGCCAATGATGTCGGCCCATTCCTGCACCAAGCCAGCGGCCTTGTCGTGCAACTTTAAAACATGGGAGTCATAGCCCTCGGTCAAGGGATCTTCGATGCGCTTAATCTTGTCGTGAGCAATCAGGATGATGCCCATGCCTTTGGTAGCTCGCAAAACTTCCAAGCCAGACAGCAGGTTGCGCCACTCTTCAGCTGCTGCAACATAACCCTTACCAAAGCCCGGCGCTTCGATGTTCTTCCAGTTGTTTTGCTTGCAGACGTAGTCCTGCAACATGGGTTCAAGCCAATCAAGCGAGTCAATGAACAAGGATTCAAACTTGTGATCCTGACTGATCAGTGTCTCAATGGCTGCGTACACGTCAGCCAGGCTTGCGGCCAACGGAAAAGCGTTAGCGTCTACGGCGTCAGCGCCGTCCTCAGTCAGAATGCCAATGGCGTTAGGTGCCATGGCGGCAAAGGTCGTTTTACCGATCTTGCCTTGGCCAACAATCACAATTTTGGGGGCGCGGACACGGCGGGTCTTAGAGATGGAGTTCAGGTCAAAGCTCATGGTTTGTCTTTCAGGTCAATGGATGGTTTGGCGGGTTTGCTGGTGATGTATTCGGCGGCAGCTGAGTAGGACACGGGGTCTAGCTCGGCCAAAGCTCGCAGGTTCTTTAGTTCGACTTCGGCCTTCCAACGAAAGGCTCGCTGGGCGTTGACCGGCAAAGATTCGTAGCCAGCAGATAACTTCTCAGAATCAACCGTGCGGTTGAGCTTCCAAGTGATGCTGAATTCTTCGTCGTTGTGGGTGCCTTCGCCGGTAGCTGGCTTGGCGTACAGAGCAACTATCTTGCCTTCAATTTCAAGGCGCAAAGCCTTGGCATTGTCTTCGGCTGCCTTGGCGGTTTTCAATGCCGCGGTAAGTTCAGTAATCGTCATTTTGTTCCTCTTCGGTGTATTTAAGGGCGTCGGCTTCAAGTTCATCAACCAAATACTGCAACAGCAAGTGGGCAATGTCTACGTCGCCAACGTAGGCGCTTACAAGGCAGCATTCTGCAATTCGGTCAGGCTCATAGAGCAAGCCCATGGAGTCTTTAGATCCTGACTCGGCAGGGGAGTATTCAAAGTGGCAGACCAAGTCAACCCCTTCGCATTCAATGTTGATTTCCAACAGGCCATCTGGGCAGGGTGGGGCGATGTTCATGGTTGTGTGCTCCAAGCGGCCACCAGTGCGGAGGCGTTGTAAGGGGTTGCGGTTACGGTGGACAAGAAAAGGCCTTTGCGGCGCTGTTTGCGGCCCCAGGCGTCGGTTGCATTAGTGTTAGTCAGTTCGTTGCGTTTGACGGCGTTGTAGACCGTGTGAGCAGCAAAGCCAGCGTCAACCAGTTCTTGCATGGTGCGCGGCTGTTGGCAGAAGTCTTGCAGGTTGGTCATGATGACCACCATGCGACAAGCAATGCGGCCAGGCCAACGCCAATGGCGGTGGCTGCTAAGACATCGAGGATTTTTTCTTTCATAGTGTGCTTTCAAGTTAAGGGGGCCGTGGCCCCGTGGGTTTTAGATGCGTTCAACTGTGCCAACCAAGCTGCCGTCCATGATTTGGAACAAAACAGCTTTGGCGCGGTTAAGAGTTTTGCGGGCACCTTCATTGTTGCCGTGAGCCATTTCTTCTTGAGCGTCTGACATTAAGCCAGCAACTACCATATTGGCACCAGTTAATTTATAAGTGATTGAAGTTTTGATTGACGCAATATATGCGTTGATGTCGTTGACACCGTACATTTGATTTTCTTTGTACTGAGCAAGAGATTGAGCTGATGTTGTCATTTTGTTTCCTTTGTGTTGTTGGCCATTTGGCGCGATGGGCAAGAACCTATTTTCCTGCCCATGACCAGAATTCTAGCAAAAAACTAGATGTTTCTAGCGGTTTGATAGATTATTTTCTAAGTGTTTTCCCTATGCCCCTAGATTTATAGCGATCTGCTAGACTCAGTGCCCTATGAATACTCAAATAACCCCAGATGAGCGCCGACAACTGGCAGAAAAAGTTGGCATGAACGAGCAATATTTGTATCAATGCCTGACCGGCAGGCGTGAGATGAGTGCTTGGGAGGCGGTTCGGATAGAGCAGGAAACTGAGGGAAGAGTTAACCGGAAGATGGTGTGCCAAGGCAGCTGGAAGGCTATATGGCCAGAGCTGGTGTGGGTGCAGGCATGAGCAGTTTATCGAGCATATTCCCCAACGGTTTTGCAGTGGCCACAGCATCGACTGACCTGGTTGATCCGGTTGCCAGTTTTAGAAAGCACTGTGAGGCCAGTGGGTTGACCATCAAGGAGCTGATACCTGATGGCGAGATTCACAGGGTGCCTCACGTGTCGAGCAAGAAGGGGGCACTAGACGGTTGGTACATCTTGCACACTACAGGCAAGATCCCTGTGGGGGTTTGTGGCTGCTGGAAGGAGCCAACATTTGAGGCCAAGTGGGTGGCAGATACTGGCAGGTCGATGACTTTTACTGAGCGCCTAGAGCATGACAAGTGGGTGGCTGAGTTCAAGGCCAAGCGAGAGGCTGAGAGGTTGGCATCCCAAGCGCAGGCGGCAGATCGGGCAGAGGAAGAGGTGTCGACCTATACGGACGCCAGCGCAGACCATCCTTACCTTGTGCGTAAACGTATTGAGCCACACGGGATCAAGATTGACCGTGCTGGCAGGTTGGTGGTGCCGGTGATTGACCAGGCGGGGGAGATACTGAGCTACCAGACCATTGATGCTGATGGCAATAAACGGTTTCTTAAAGGTGGCAAGATCGAGGGTGGCTTTTATGAGTTACGGGGTAACAGGAAGGTGATCTTTATTGGCGAGGGGTTTGCCACTTGCGCCAGTATTTATGAAGCGACTGGGTATACCACGTTGGTGGCGTTTGACTGTGGCAACTTGGCCAAGGTAGCCAAGGCTGCCAAGGAGATGTTCCCAGGTAGTCGGATTGTGATTGGTGCAGACAATGACCAGTTCACGGAGGGCAACCCAGGTATCACTAAAGGGAAAGCTGCTGCCTCCCTTGTTTTTGGTGAGATCGTTTACCCCAACTTTGCGGAGTCTGACTTGTCCAATAAACCAACAGACTTCAATGATTTGCACGTGCTACAGGGTTTGGATGCGGTAAAAGAGCAAATTGAGCGAGTGGCAGGGCCGGTTAAGGACAAGCTGGCATTTGAGTTCACCAGGGCAGACAACCTACAGCTTACCCAGATCCATTGGGTGGTGGATGATTACATTGAGAGCGATTCACTGGCTCAGGTGTTTGGCGACCCAGGCGGTGGCAAGAGCTTTGTGTCCATCGACATAGCTTGCTGCATAGCTACCGGCAAACCATGGCACGGGCACCAAGTACAGCAAGGTGCCGTGTTCTACATTGCCGGTGAAGGGCATAACGGCTTGGCCAGGCGGTTCAAAGCGTGGGAGCTGGGTAACGGCACTAGCCTGCAAGGTGCACCGCTATACAAAAGCCACAGGGCTGCACAGCTGTACGACAGCACCGAGGCGGCCATCGTGGCTGAGTCAGTCAAGCAGCTGTCAACTGAGGCAGGCTGCATACCCAGCATGATCATCATCGATACAGTGGCCAGAAACATGGGCGGGGATGAGAACAGCACCCAAGACATGAATGCCTTTATCCAGCACCTAGACACCTACTTGCGCCAACCATGGAAGTGCTGCGTCTTAGTAGTCCACCACTCAGGAGCCATGGACAAGGAGCGCAGCAGGGGGTCTACAGCTCTCAGAGGCGCACTGGATGCAGAGTACAAAGTGGCGCTGGACTCAGGCACCAAAACCATTCAGTTTGAGTCCAGAAAGATGAAAGATGCCGAAATGCCAGCGGCCAAGAACTTTCAGATCACCCAGGTCGATCTGCCAATCCTAGACAAACACAATCTGCCAGTCAAAGGCGCATACCTTATCAGCGTAGACATCAGCGGTCTGGTCAGCCAAGTCCAAAAGAAAACCTACCTCTCACCAAACCAAAAACTGGTCATGGAATGCCTAGTACTGATCGAAGTTAAGCGCGAACAGGACAACCTCGCCAACTATCCAGTGCAGTACGACGAGTGGCGAGAGAGCGCCAAAGAGCATGGCGTGAAGAACAATAGATTTTGGGAAGTAGTGAAAAGTATGATAGCCAAGGGTATGGTGGTGGAGGTGGAAGGTGGGTATCAGAGTCATCCAGACCATCCGAAACCATCCGAAGTCATCCGAATCGGATGAACAAGGATGCATCCGAATTATCATCCGAATCATCCGAAACCATCCGAAGTCATCCGGATTCCCACCCCGCCAATCATCCGAATCCTTCCTCCTGTGTCTATAGACACAGGAAGGATCGGATGGCGGATGGGCCGGATAGGATCGGAAGGATCGGGAAATGGGAAAGACGGGAAAGGGAACAGGAAATGATCGAAATTAGGATGCCAGTGAAGATTGTGTCGGTTGCAAACTTAAGGTTGCATTGGGCTGTAAAAGCAAAATTGGCCAAAAGTCACCGGTCAAAAGCATTCAGCGCCCTGGCGTCTGTTGCCGCACCACCAGCTCCACCTTGCACACTGGTGTTGACCAGAGTTGCACCGCGAGCATTAGACGGTGACAACCTACAGTCAGCCTTCAAATCAGTGCGCGATGGGGTGGCTGATTGGCTTGGCGTCGATGATGGCCATCAACAGCTCGACTGGCAGTACAAGCAGCGCAAAGATGGCCCCAAAGTCTACGCGGTCGAAATCGAGGTGATAGCATGATGGGGCTGACTTTAGTTGCCGTCAGCTTTTGGGGGAAAGTTGATTCTGTGTGCCAACATACCGAGGCTGTTGGTAATGAGGAGCTGTGGGACAGCACGCGAAAGCGGAAAAGAGGAACTAACAGCACAGATTCAGCGAGTACCCCGCTTTTTTGGCATAACAAACAATTCAATTGTCGCTGTGGGCGATTTTCGAAGACAATTTTCCCAATTACGCGCACGCGCACGGGGCAAGCATGAAAACTTTGGCAGAAAAAACAACTAAAAGCGGCGCGATTATGGGCAGACCGGTGGAATTTCCAATTGAAAACCCAGTCTGGCAGCAGATCATTGATGAGATTGCTGGCGGCAAAAGCCTGTCTGGCGCTTTGCGTTTGGAGGGAATGCCAAGCTATGGTTTGGCCAAGCTGATGATCCGAACCAACCCAGAGTACAAGGAAGCCTACGAAAAGGCCGTAGAAGACCGCGCAGACCGTTTGGCGGAGGAGATTGTTGAGTTGGCTGATATGGTGCCTCCAGACGGCTTAGAAGGCACTGCAATGAGCGCCTGGGTGAATCAGAAACGGTTGCAGGTCGATGCACGCAAATGGGTGGCCAGCAAGCTTAAGCCGCGGACGTATGGCGACCGGCTTGATGTCAGCGTCAGCGACAACCGGATCAGCGTTATTCAGGCGCTGGAGCAGGCGCAAGCTCGAGTGCAGATCGGCATGGCCAAGTCGGACGACATCACTGACATAGAGCCAAAGTAGCATGTGCATATCTTTTAACGCTAAGTCATTGATCTATATGCTTTCTTACGGATTGCTTACAGAATCCATTTTACACGATGTCCATTATGTTAAGTCAATTGTGGATAACTCATGCGTTCCTGCCTACTAATTGTGCAGAATGTAGTTGTCCACAGGGCAATGTGTCTAACCTTGGCCTAATCATGCGCTCAGCCTGTGGATAACTTTTCAATTGGGCTTGGTCGTGGCCGGATGTCGTGTGGCCAGCGCCCATGGCCTGCCCACCGGCTGGCCGGGCGGGGGGGTAGGGCCAGCGCAAAGGCCGCGCCGGAACGGGTGCCCCCACGCACAATTTTTTATTTTTTTAAGGTATATTAAGCCGATCAAAACAGGGGTTTATTTATGGCCACAAATAACTTGGCACCCGGCGGCAGAAATGTATTGAGTTCTATGCTGGGTTGGATGCAAGATCCAAACCGGACGCAGCAAATGCAAGGTATTGGCCAAGCGCTTAGTGGTAAAAATTTGCAGGAATCTCAACAACGCTGGCGTGATTTGCAGGCGAAGGCTTTTGGTGACAAGAGAAATCCGCTGAAGGTAACTGACCAGGCTGCGTTTGAGGAATTGTCGAATATGACGATGGCGGGGCCGATGTCGTTTGCCTCAATGGGCATAACCAAGGGTGTTAAGCCTGCAACTGATTTACAGAAATTGCAGGACATTACCGAGCAATATCAGAAATTAAGCAGCAAGGATCGAGATCTGGCTGATTTAGCTTTTACTGGTGAGGTGACGGGTAGTGCGGTGCCGCGGTCCGAAGTGAAGAAGATACTCAAGGGCAATCCGGACATAGCCAAGTCGATATTGAACAATCCGGCTTTTAAGATTAACGGGTATGTGCCCAAGTCGGTAATTGATGATGCGTTGAGTACGCGCATGAGGATGAAGGGTGAAACACCGACGACGCCAGGGGCGAAGGCGAGCGAAGCTGAGTGGAAGGCTTGGGGTGAGAAGCACGGGGTGAATATGACGGTGACTGAGCCTCAGTCGTTGGGCATTACTGATTTGACCAGCAAGAGGGAGATCAAGATACCTGGTGGTTTGGAGGGTAAGTTTACGGTGCCGGATATGTTTTGGATGAAGGCAAACAACATTGACCCTGGTGCGCTGCCGAAGGATTTGCATGATCAGTTGATGCAGAAATTGATCAGGACGCATGAGGTGGCGAATCCGGATCAAGTGGATATGTTTAACCGGTTGAGCTTTGCTCAGTTGTCGCCTAATGCGCCGTTGACGCCGAATGAATTTTTGGCGCAGCGGTTGCGGTTGACGAATATGGATGAGCTGAAGGCTTTGGCCAGTAGGGTTGGCGAGCCTGGTTTGTCTGTGACGGCGCAAGGGCAGACGGGAGTGCAGGCAGCTGGCCGCGGTGGTATGGGAGTGCTGGGCACGGCTGAGTTGAAGAATCAGGCGATGTTGGCCAAGTTGATTTTGGACAAGCCGGAGATGTTTCAGATTGCACCTGGTGAGACTATGCGCGACGTGACGTTGAGGGTGATGAATCAGGTGCCGGGTTTGGGGCCGAAGACTGCGTCGCTTGGCACGCCTTGGTTGGACTTGAACCGTGCAAACACGTCGGCAGTTGACTTGCACATGATCCGGCACTCGTATGAGAGGATGCTGGACGATCCGATTGTGGGCGAGGCTTTTAGAACGCGCATGGCTGGCAAGTTGGGAGTTGAGCCGACTAAAGAAGCTATTTTGGGAGTGCCGACAAAGAAGGTTGAGAAGGCTGCGATTGACGTGATTGGTGGATCATCATTGTCGAAGATGTACCGCACAAGAACTGGCGAATTGAACGAGATACCTGGTGTGGCCACGCCTGAGAAGTTGGCGTTTGAGCCTAAGCAGCTGCAAGATTTCAACCCGTTTTACAAGAGAGTGGTTGACTACGTTGATGAGTCTAGGGGTGAAAATCCGGCGATTGAGTTGTTTCCCGAGCAGTGGCGCAAGTGGGACGTGTACCGGCAACGGTTAGAGCCGCATGAGTTTGCTCATCCGGACTACAGGTTGTTGCCTAAGCAGTCATGGGAAGAGATGCGAGATGCGCTGACGGCGCACAAGCAAGCAGGGTACACCGGCACTAAGCCGGTGATGAAGGAAGGCGATTGGCGACAGCTGTACTATGGTGCCGCCACTCCAGCAGCCTTAGCTGGCACGGCAGCATTAGCTGGTGGAGCAATGGCTGCAAAAAATATGCTGGCGCCACAACCGGCGCCAGAACAGCCAGCCAACTACATGTTGTCGCCATACTGATGCAAACCACAATTTACAAATCTGAAGAAGAACAAAAGCTGATGGTGGAGTTATGGTCACCGGCCATAGCTGATGATCCGGAGGCTTTTGTGCTTTTTGCATTTCCTTGGGGCCAGAAGAATACTCCGCTGGAGAAGTTTAGTGGCCCACGCAAATGGCAGAGGGAAGTGCTCAGAGACATTACCCAGCACATCAAGAAGCAAAAGGGTTTGATTGACTATGACACCATCCGCATGGCCGTGTCATCCGGTCGAGGCATTGGCAAATCAGCCTTGGTGTCCTGGTTGATTTTGTGGATGCTAACCACCCGCATTGGTGGCTCAGTAGTGGTCAGCGCCAACAGCGAGAACCAGCTGCGCTCAGTTACCTGGGCCGAGCTGACCAAATGGGCTGCAATGCTCATTAACTCGCACTGGTGGGAAATCAGTGCTACCAAACTGGTGCCAGCACAATGGTTGACCGAGCTGGTTGAGCGCGATTTGCGTAAAGGCACCCGTTATTGGGCATGTGAGGGCAAGCTCTGGAGTGCTGAAAACCCCGATTCTTACGCTGGTGTGCACAATCAAGACGGGATGATGCTGATTTTTGACGAATCCAGCGGTATACCTAACCCGATTTGGGAAGTTGGAGCTGGATTCTTTACTGAAAACACGCCGGACAGGTACTGGTTTGCATTTTCCAACCCCCGGCGCAATGAGGGCTACTTTTTTGAGTGTTTTCACGCCAAACGGGACTTTTGGACGTCAAAAATTGTGGATGCTAGGACGGTGGAGGACACCGACAAGTCGATTTATGAGCAGATCATTGCCGAATATGGCGAGGACAGCAGCCAGGCTAAGGTTGAGGTTTATGGCGAGTTCCCTTCAGCTGGTGAGGATCAATTTATCAGCCCGGTGATTGTGGATGATGCTGCCAAGCGCCCGCGTTACAAGGATTTGACGGCACCAATCATCCTTGGAGTTGATCCAGCCAGGGGTGGCGCAGATTCGACGGTGATTGTGGTGAGACAAGGACGGGACATTGTGGCCATAAAGCGGTACAAGGGCGAGGACACGATGGAGATTGTGGGCCGAGTGATTGATGCGATTGAGGAATACAAGCCAACGCTTACCGTCATTGATGAGGGTGGCCTTGGGTATGGGATACTAGACCGGCTGACAGAACAACGCTACAAAGTCAGAGGGGTGAACTTTGGAGGCAAGGCCAAGCACTCGCAGGCATTTGGAAATAAGCGAGCAGAGATGTGGAACGACATGCGTAACTGGCTGAAATCTGCTAGTATCCCCACAGATCGGCAGCTGAAGGCTGATTTCACTGGCCCAACGAAGAAACCAAATTCTTCAGGCACTATATTTTTGGAAGGCAAGAAAGAGATGCGAGCAAGAGGGTTAGCTTCACCGGATGCAGCTGATGCACTTGCTGTTACATTTGCATTTCCTGTAGCGCACAGAGAATACAGGGAGCCTACAATCAGGCAACTTTCTTCTCAAAGCGCAGTTTCAACCGGATGGATGGGAGCGTAGAATGGCAACTAAACCTGGACTTTATGCAAACATTCACGCCAAACAGGCACGTATTGCCGCGGGCAGCAAAGAAAAAATGCGCCCTGTAGGCGCAAAAGGCGCTCCAACAGCCAAAGATTTCAAAGACTCGGCCAAAACTGCAAAGAAGAAATAACATGCCACTCGTTAAATCCAAATCACCCGAAGCCTTCCGCAAGAACATCAAAGCCGAAGTCGCTGCCGGTAAGCCGGTCAAACAGGCCGTGGCAATCGCTTACGCAACCAAGCGTGAAGCAGAAAAGAAGAAAAAATAATGGCAGATTACACAGGCATCGCCGCAGCCGGTGCTGTGGCCAACGGCGGCAAGCAAAAGGACACATCATCCAGTGTCTTGGCGACTGCTCGCGCGCGGTTGGACATGGCTATCGCCGCGCTGTCTGAATCCCGCGAAGATGAGATTGACGACCTGAAGTTCTACGCTGGTTCGCCCGACAACCATTGGCAATGGCCAGCGGACGTACTGGCCACCCGAGGCGCGGTTCAAGGTCAGACCATCAACGCCAGGCCGTGCCTGACAATCAACAAACTGCCCCAGCACGTAAGGCAAGTGACCAATGACCAACGGCAAAACCGCCCAAGTGGCAAAGTTATTCCAGCCGATGACCACGCAGACATTGAAGTTGCAGAAATCTTCAACGGCATGGTCAGACACATCGAGTACATCAGCGACGCCGACGTCGCGTACGATACTGCGTGTGAAAACCAAGTCTCCTACGGCGAAGGCTACATCCGCATCCTGACCGAGTATTGCGACGCAGACACGTTTGACCAAGACATCAAGATTGGCCGTGTTCGTAACTCATTCAGCGTCTACATGGACCCAACCATTCAAGACCCAACCGGCGCAGATCAACAATGGTGCTTTGTCACTGAAGACATCCCCAAAGACGAATACACCCGCAAATACCCTAACTCAGCGCCCATCACCACACTGCAATCGCTGGGTGTGGGCGACCAAAATCTGAGCCAATGGCTCACCGAAGATACTATCCGCGTTGCTGATTACTACTATGTAGATTACGACAAATCAACGCTTAACTTGTACCCAGGGAACGTGACCGCTTTTGAAGGCACCCCAGAGGACAAACAACTGAAAGAAATTTATGGCAAACCTAAAAGATCTCGTGAATCGGATCGTGTCAAGATTAAATACTGCAAGATTAACGGTTATGAAATTCTTGAAGAACGCGATTGGGCGGGGAAATACATCCCCGTAGTCCGCATTGTTGGCAATGAGTTTGAAGTCGATGGCCGCTTGTACGTGTCTGGCCTTGTGCGTAACGCCAAAGATGCCCAGCGCATGTACAACTACTGGGTGAGCCAAGAGGCAGAGATGCTGGCCTTGGCACCCAAGGCACCGTTTATCGGCTACGGTGGCCAGTTTGAAGGCTATGAGAACCAGTGGAAGACTGCAAACACGACCAACTGGCCGTATTTGGAAGTCAATCCAGACGTTACAGACGGCGCAGGCTCAATCCTGCCATTACCCCAGCGGGCACAGCCTCCAATGGCCTCCAGCGGGCTGTTGCAGGCCAAAGCAGGCGCTTCTGAGGACATCAAAGCATCTACTGGCCAATACAACGCGTCTTTAGGTATGTCGTCCAACGAGCGCAGCGGCAAAGCCATTCTGGCCCGCCAGCGCGAGGGTGATGTGGGCACTTACCACTACGGTGACAACTTGGCCCGTGGTGTACGGCACATCGTGCGCCAGTTGGTGGACTTGATCCCCAAGGTATACGACACCCAACGTGTGGCTCGCATCATTGGTGTGGACGGCGAAACCAATATGGTCAAGCTGAACCCTGACCAGCCGGAAGCAGTCCGCAAGATTACCGATCAAAACAACCCTGACATTGTGATTGACAAAATTTACAACCCAAGTGTCGGCAAGTACGACGTGGTGGTTGCTACCGGCCCAGGCTACGCAACCAAGCGCCAAGAAGCCTTGGAAGCAATGGCTCAACTGTTGCAGGGTAATCCGCAACTGTGGTCTGTGGCCGGTGACCTGTTCGTCAAGAACATGGATTGGCCAGGTGCCCAAGAGATGGCCAAACGCTTTGCTAAGACCATTGATCCTAAGCTCATGGAAGACGGCGACAAGTCACCAGAGTTGCAAATGGCCGAGCAGCAAATGCAAGCAATGGGTCAAGAGATGGAGCAGATGCACCAGATGATCACCAATGTTGGCAAATCCATTGAGATGCAAGACATGGAGCGCAAAGACTTTGAAGCTCAGGTAAAACTTTACGAAGCCGAGACCAAACGAATTGCTGCGGTGCAAGCAGGTATGAGCGAGCAACAGATCCAAGATATTGCTATGGGCGTGGTTGCTGCGGCAATGGAATCGCAAAACATGGTCAATGAAATGCCTGGCCGTGAACAGCAACAGGAAATGGAAACTATGCCACCACAAGGAATGCCCCAATGATGTACAAGGCCGCTGATTTCGTAGGAATGCTGTTCCTTGCCCGTGATGTGGCGCACAGCGTCCACCTTAACACTCGCAGCTATTCCAAGCACGTTGCGCTCAACACGTTCTATGACAGCATCATTGACCACGCAGACGCATTTGCTGAAGCCTATCAAGGCCGTCATGGTCTGATGGGGCCAATTACGCTGCATTCGGCTACCAAGACGTCCAACATCATTGACTTTTTGCAAAGCCAATTGGACGATATTGAAAAATGCCGTTATGAAGTGGTAGACAAATCTGATTCATCATTGCAGCAATTGATTGATAATATCGTTGAACTGTACCTCACAACCCTCTACAAACTCCGCTTTTTGGCGTAAGGAAACATCATGGCAAACTACATGCAATTGGCCGCGACCAAACAAGTCAAAGTTGGTGCAGGCAAACTTTTCGGTATTTTTGTGTCGGCAACTTCAAGCGGTACATTGGTCATTTATGACTCAGGCGCGTCCAGCACCGGTGACCCCAAGATTTCTGACACCATCACCGTAGCCGCAGGCACAACGTACTTGAACATTCCTGCGGGTCTGTATTTCAACAAAGGACTGTATATAGTGCTTGGTGGCACTTCAGCGTCCTTTACAGTAGCATACGAATAAAGGTTAATCATGGCCGTCAATCTTTCCGCGCTTGCTGGAGCAGGCCAACAGTTTTTTGATAACAGCGGCGTAATTTTGTCGGGTGGCAAGTTGTACAGCTACGCGGCTGGAACAACAACGCCTCAAGCTACATACACTTCCGCTTCTGGCTCTACCGCGCACACAAATCCTATTATTTTAAATTCAGCAGGCCGTGTCGCAACAGGTGAAATTTGGCTGACTGCGGGAAGCAACTATAAGTTTGTTTTGTATACCAGCACTGATGTTTTAATTGCTACTTGGGACAACATTACTGGTATTAACGGCACAGGCATTACATCTAATGCTTCGAATGTCACATACGACCCCGCAGGAACTGGCGCTGTAGCAACTACGGTGCAAACCAAATTGCGGGAAAGTGTAAGTCTTGCAGATTTTGGTGGGGTTCAAAACGGTACAACTGATGACACTGCTGCATGGGACTTGATGATTGCAAATGCACCATCAGGCGCAACTTGTTTGATTAGCGGCCCATCACTTATTTCCTCAACAATTGTTGTTAACCGAAAACTTCAATTTGAATTTCAAGGAAATGCTGCCGTAGCTAAAACGGAATTACCTTACGCTTATATTCTTAAAAAATCAACAATGACAACTGCTGGTTTACAAATTTCATACGACGGATTTGTAATGCGTGGTGGCGGTGTTGTTGGTCAAACAGGCAACACTGGCGATGGTATTCAAGTTTTGGCTAATAACGTCACTTTATACAATCCTTGCGGGATAAATTGTGGTGGAGATGGTATTCGTATTGGTTCTGATTCTGTGGGTATAAATGCAAATACATTTTGCATCATTAAACCAGTTTGTTCACAAAATACGGGCAATGGAATTTACATAAACGATGAAGGTACTCCATCTGGCCCTGATGCTAATGCTGGAACAATCATTACTCCATTTTGTCAAGGAAATACGTTAGATGGAATACGAATTAAAAATGCAGTTAAAAACACAATCATAGGGCCATTGCTAGAAGAAAATACTGGTGCTGGTTTACGCATCCAAACAACAGGTCAATATACTACTGCTGTTGGTGGTGATTACGAAGGCAATACTGCTGGTGACATTATTATTGAAGCTGGTTCTTCGTGGAATCAACTAATCAGTCCTGGTGTGCTTGGAACAATTACTGATAACGGTCAGTCAACAACCATAATAGATAGAGCTTCAATTCAAACTGGTTCTTTGGCTGGTGCTGTATTTAACAATGGAACTACTGGTGCTTCATATTCTGGCTCTAATGAATGCTACGTTCAGTTAAATGGAGACGCTAACCCTCGTGCAAAGTTTGGTTGGAGTGCGGCTGCTGCCCCACTTACAGGGCTAGTTGCTGGTCAAGTAATGCACTGTCAAAACACAATGTGGGTTACAAGTCGAGATACCGTATCAGGCAGAGTGCGATTAGCCGCTGGTACTGGACTTACTGCATTTGTTCAGCTTGACCCGCAAAATTTAGTGTTTGAAATTAGTGGTGTAGACCCTAAATTTTCAGGCACAAATTCTACTGGCTCTAACACCCCAGCTTTAGGGTCTAACTTTCCTGGGGTGACTACTACCGCACCATATACATGGATACGGGCTAAAGCAGCAGACGGTACTACGATATATATACCAGCTTGGAAATAAAAAAGTAAATGGCTAACAGCAAAATATCAGCCCTTACTTCAGCTACCACGCCTTTGGCGGGGACTGAGACTTTGCCTGTTGTCCAATCAAGCGCAACAACCAAAGTTACTGTTGCTAACTTGACTGCTGGTCGGGCTGTAAGTGCTGCAAGTCTTTCTTTAACTACAACTCCTTTGCCTGTTAGCAGTGGTGGTACAGGGCTAAGTACATTAACAGCAGGGCGTATTCCTTTTGGGGCAACTGCTACAACCCTTAGCTCTGCCTCAGTATTATCTTGGGATAATACAAATACAAGATTAGGTGTTGGTACTGGTTCACCAACACAAACTTTATCTGTTGTAGGGGCAAGTTTTACAGGCGCGGCTTTTAACGGTCAGTCTTATGGTGACAGCACTGAACGATTGCGTATTGGCTATAAAGATGGAACGCCAGATACAGGGCTTGTTCCAGCGCAAATTATTGAAAGTACAGTTCAACTTCATATAGCGTCAAGAGATAATGCAAATGGCGCAATCCTTTTTTATAGCGGGACAGGTGTTGTTGAACGAATGCGAATTGCTGGTACTGGAGACATAACAGTTTCAACGGGTAATGTGATCCAAGGCACAGCAGCCAAAGGATTTGATTTTTCTGCCAACACCCCGTTAGCTGGTAAGACCAGCACAATATTAAACTGGTATGAGGAAGGCACTTGGACTCCCAATCAAGGCGCAGGTTTAACTCTTGTTGGTGCATTTAGCTCAACAGGCCGATACACACGCATTGGTAGACAGGTAAGCATTAGTGGAACAGTTACAGGTGCAACAAGTGTTGCCGTAACTGCCGCTGGTGTCATTACGAGCAATCTTCCTTTTACTGTTGTAACGGCAGGACATGGAGACGCAACGAACGCTGCTGTTACTGCTTCTGCTACGGTTATTTGCACAGGCACAAGCGTAACGGCTGCCGCCGCAATTGCGGCTACGGGAACAATTACATTTTCTGCAACCTACTTTGTCTAAGGAAACATCATGCTTGAAAAACAAACATTCATAGACCGAATTGAAATACTAAACAACCAAACCGTAGCAGTACGGTACTTGGTAACCATTACTGAAGATGGTCTACTTTTAGCTGAACAATCCAAAGGCAACTATATCCGACCAGGCGATGACTACAGCGCAGAGGATGCCAAAGTTCAAGCCA